TTCCTTGCCGCGACGACTACGACCGGCGGCGGGTTTCTCCTCCTCAGGCTCTGCTCGCCTCCGGCTGCCACGCGCAGGCTTTTCCTCTTCCGGTTCCGGTTCCGGCTCTGGCTCTGGCTCTGGCTCCCGACGACGGCCACGGGCGGGGGCTTCTTCCTTCTCGACGTGCCCCCGCTTACCGACAGGCTTTTCCTCGGCCTCCGGCTCCAAGTCCATGAACAACGCCTCCAGCTTCTTGTAGTCCATGATGTTCAAGGCAAGGTCGAGGTCCAGGGCGTCAGCAACTACGTCGTCGCCGTAGGCATCCCGTTCCTCGAAATCAACGCGAGTGCATTCCAGGAACGTGGTCTTCCCCATCTTCTTCTCGCCAAACCGTGCCTTGATGGTGAAGCCACCGTCGAGATCAAATACCGACTGGAAGCGATCCTCGGCCTCGATCTCTTCATAGAGGATGTTGGCGAAGAGGTGTGGACTCATGTCAAACACCTGGACACCTGCGTCCTCGTCGTTAAGGTCGATGATGTTGAAGGTAATGCGGTCCTTAGCCCGGAGTTCGTCGAGCTCCTCCTTGTCGGCGTTGGGGTCCTTGAACAACTCCGCCCGCCGCTCACAGATCGGGCACTTTTTACCAACGCTGGCCGGGCAAGCAACGGTCTTGTTGTCGGCACCGACTCCGAAATGGATCTTGTAGACGAGCTGCTGAAACAACTCGCCGGGCAGGATGCCCTTGGGGTGACGTTCAATGCTGACCTCGTAGGGAATGATGTCGATCAGGTTGACGCCTTTCTTCGGCTTCCAGAACTTGAGTTCGCCGACATCCAAGGCACCTCCGCGCCCCTTCTGTTCCAGCTGTTCCTTACCGGCGCCAACGGCACCGCGCAAGCTGCTGTACTTGCTTTTATCCTTTTTTGCCATGAATAATTCTCCTCATATAATCGAGTTTGGTGGAGAAGACAGCGGAAGCCGCTGCCTTGAAAATCAGATACACGGAGCCAACTGCCATCAACACCCAGAACCAATATACGCCGACGGCCACGAGGAAGTCAGGCCATGCAATAGATAAGTTTATTTCCATCAAGTCCTCCTGGTACGACGTGGAGTTGCTGCGGTTGTAGCGGCTTCAATCCGCTGTTTCTTCCGATCCCGCCACTCAGTGGAGAGGTTACGGGGCACCGAGGGAGCCGCGAAGTATTCCTGCTGGAGGAGCTGGGTAAGCACCTCAATCATCTTCTTGCGCTGAAAGGCGATGTGGTCGGCGGCAGATTTAGCGAGGTCACGGTTGTATTCCGACTCGATCATGTCCTGCTTCGCCTGCTGGTATTCGGAGTCGCCACGGTAGTAGGCCTCGATGGTGGAAGCCGTTGCTTTGATACCCTTACCCAGCAGCTTCTCTGGGTCTTCCGTAACATCCCGCACCAGTTGGGAGCGTAGCGTCTTCACCCGCTCATGGGCCTTCTTTGCGACGCGATCATACTGAGCGGCGGCGCGGCTGTACTGCATCGCCAGGTTGGTTTGCTCCAGGGCAGCGATGTCAAGCTGGTCGGGGTCGATGTGCATGTCGTCTTCAAAATTCAGGCCAAATTCATTTTCATCAATTGTCATTAGCTTCTCCATTGGTTTGGTTTCAAAATAATTGCTGGTGTGACAGGATTCGAACCTGCAATCACTTGAGTTTAGCCAGTTTCAGAGCCGCAAGTGCTATCTCACACCTTACGCTGATTCCCGCTGCGTCTACCAATGACAACTTCCTGAGACATATTGTTACTCAGGGGAATAGTTGCCAATTCCGCCACACACCAGCAAACTGTTTATCGTCAGAGGTGCCGGGCTTTCCCCGGCTGTTTCATAAGGCACCTCCACCAGATAGTGAACTGAAATATAAAATCACTCTACATACTATATTATACCGGAAACCCCCGGTTTCGTTTTGGTCAGACTTTATTTATTTTATATCAGAGCTTCACGGCCTCGTAACAAGCGAACGTCAGCCCAGGCTTTCCGGTGTTGTAAAATGGCTCCCGGAAAGCCTCCATCACCAGGAACACGCGGGGATTGTCCTCTTTCAGCAACACGGAATTCATGTAGCCAAGCACCGCGTATCGCACGGACTCCGCCTCCTGGGCCGGTTGGATGGAGCGAAGCAAAGCCGACACCTTCACCCACTTCTCGCCCTTGATCAACGCCCGGCAGAGGTCAATGACTTGGGCTTCCTCCCCTGCGGCTTGTTCACACGCCGCCAGCAGCTTCTGTGCGGGGAGATCAATCACCTTGTCGAGGATCACCAGCGCCGCCCGAACGTGACCGAGGGAGTTCTGGTGGATGAGTTGGTATGCCTCCTCCGGGAAATCCGCGACACCCTCCTCAGTTACGATCCGCTTGAGAAGCCGCGTCATCTGCTTCTCGGAGAGCGGTGCCACGTTGAACTGCATGCAGCGGCTTTTAATGGTTTTCAGCAGCTTCTCGGGGTCCGTGGTGCAGAGGATGAAATAGACGTGGGGCGGCGTATCCTCCAGGATTTTGAGGAGGGCGTTCTGAGCCGGTCCCAAGTAGCTATGGGCTTCGTCAAGTAACCACACCCGTACCGGCCCACCGATGGGGCGAAGCCGCGCCTGAATCCTGATCTCCCGGATGGCGTCGATGCCCCGCTCCCCACCGGCATCAATCTCCCGGAAGTCAATGTCTGCACATCCCAGGTGGTTTGCTACGATTCGTCCCAGCGTTGTTTTGCCGCAATTATGATGGAACACCCCGCCCATCCAATAATTGTTATAAATGGGCACGTGAAAATCATAATATTTTTCCTTGGCAATTTCAGTAATTTGTTTTATATAGGTATATGTGGTTATGGGTTCGCCGCAACCGGAGTCATTATTTAAAACAGGAGGAAGAGATGCCGAAAGGAATTTATGAAAGGAAGAAACGCAATCCGAAGCTGACCCCTGAAAATGATTTAGAGATAAGGGCAGATTACAATGGGGGCATGGGGATGAAACCCCTTTCGAAGAAATTTTCTGCTGGTTTAAACCAGATTCGCAAGTCACTGGAGAGAACTGTTCCTGGGGAGAACCGGGAACATCGAAAGGGCCTGCCGAGGGAGAAGAACCCAGCGTGGAAAGGGGGCCGGATAATTGATTTCGATGGGTATGTTCTTCTCCTGTTCCCTGAACACCCGGATTCAAATTCACAAGGTTACATCCGGGAACACCGTCTTGTAATGGAGAAGCTGATTGGCCGTCGGTTGCTCCGGCGAGAAGTTGTCCACCACAAGAATGGCAATAAGCAGGATAATTCTCCTGAGAACTTGTTGTTATTTTCAAGCAATGGGGTGCATCTTGGGGTTGATCTTCTTGGCAAAAAACCGAATTGGACCGAAGACGGACTTCTTCGTATCCGTTCTCGATCAATTCCTTTAATGAGAGGTATTGTCCAGTGTCCAAAAGGAACCGGTGCCCGTACGTCACGAAGAAAACGGATTCTGGAGTTTCTACACGAAACATCCGATCTTCAGAATACTGGACTGGAGGCAGGGCTTGAGCTACCACCGGGATACCAGCGGAATTCAAAGAAATAACATGGAACGGCTTTGCAGATAAAAATCTATCTTCAATGGAGATACTGCTGCGATCTGTTGGATCATAGAGCACGGTATCTCCATGAAGACAACCACTGCTGCCGGTGAACAGCATAGCATGGGGGATATCAGTCTTTCTCGCCAGCACGGTTTTGAGGGCGTCTACGGTGCTGCGGTTTCCCTCGACCTCGTTCAGGGTCTTGGGGCGGTAATCAAGATGCAGAGACATCGATGTTCTCCTTTCGTTTGGTTTCTTGTACGGCATAGCATTCCTCGCAAAGATAAATCCCGTCTATCAACACGACGGCACTCCTCTCTGGGTGGTATTCGCACCGCCTATTTGTTTTCAGCATAATCCTTGTCCCCACATACCGGACACGCCCAACCAAGCGCGGCCCCTGTCTCTTTGTCCTTGAGTTGCTGACGCCATACCGCGCCACATCCAGGACAGGCTTTCCCACGCTTAACCTCTTTCTTGAGGAACCAGGAGCCGTTCAGCGGAGACGCTTCAATCTCCACCTCCAGCGGCACGATGATCCATTCCCACTGCGACGGCACCCAGGAACACATCACCCGCCGCACCGTCGCCATGACGTGGTTGTATTCGTCCTTGTGGACTTCCAGCACCATGGAATCGTGGATCTGGCCAATCAACCCGCTTCGCCACCCCTCTGCCTTGGAGATCCGTGTGACTTCGATGATAGCTTTCAGGAGGCAGTGGAACGACGCGCCTTGGATGGGGTAGTTGATGACCTGATTTCTCCGCATCAACCCCTGGAAGCGGAAGCCAGTCAAGCAATCCGCATATCCGTTTTTCACATAAGCTTTGTAGTGCTTCTCCTTCCACTCCCCGTAGACCCCGAAACGATTGCTCCAGAAGTCGTTTTCAACCTCTTTGATATGGGACTCGAATTGGGAGTAATTTTTGATGCCAGCGGACGCCAGGTGCTTCTTGAGGGGAACCCCTGCCCTAGTGGTGAGGTTCATCTGGTCGATGGCATCCCAGAGGTCTTTCGCCACCTGGCCGTAATAGCTGCCGTAAAACTCCGGGAACACATACTTGTTCTTGGCGCAATACCGGGTGTTCTTGTTCCACTGCTCCATATCCAGCGCATAGCACTGCATCGCCATGTCGCGGTGCATGTCCTTGGACTTGTCCAGGATATAGGTGAGCATGGTGGGGTCTTTGTGATAACACGCAGCCCCCCTTACCTCGATGCCGCTGAAATCTGCCTCCGCAATCAAGAAATCCGGGCGGGGAACAAACGCCCGCCGCACCGTCTTCTGGAAGAATGGGTCACGGGTGGGCTGGTTCTGAAAATTTGGGTTCTGAGAGCTGCTCCGATAGGTCTGCACGGTGTTGAGGTTGAAGGAGGGACGCAGCACGCCGCCTACTTGCTCCCGTAACAGGTTGTCGATGTAGGTGTTCTTGATCTTCTGAAGGCCGCGCAACTCTAGCAACCCCTGTGCCATGGGGCTGTCGATGCCACCTAACGCCAGCTTGTCGGTACTATCCTCACCGCTGCCCGTCTGGCTGGTGGAGACATATCCGAGGCGGGTGAAGAGCATGTCGGCGAGTTGAGTGTCTGATCCCAGGTTGAATTTCCCTCGGTAGATGCTGCGCCACTGCTTGACCTCGGCGTCATCCATCAGCTTCTCAGTGAGCCGGATGATCTTGCGTTCCAGGTGCTGGCTCTGGTTGCGGCAGTACTCGACGTCAACCAGCATGCCCCGCTGCTCGGCGGCGGCTAACGCCAGGGTGCCGTCATGGAGGAGCTGATAGGCTTCCCGTGAGATTGGAGAGGGGATCATATCACCCCTTCTCCGTGACCCGCTCCCACACCCGCTCCAGCACTTCAATCTGCTTGGGAGATATGGACGCAGTGTTTGCAAGTTGAACGCCGACGGAATCAATGAAAACGATTTCCCACTCCGTGAGCTGGCTGCACCGCTGCTCACAATCATGGATCATCGTCAGGTATTCGTCCGTCCAGTGTGGTTTCTTCTCTGTCACTTCGTCGCCTCCATTTGCATCATCGCAATTTGATGTTCGTATATTGAATCCAAGCCCCCATACAACAACAAGTCATACGGCTCTATTTCGTCGATGTGGTTGAAAGAGTTGCCGCCGTTGTCATCGGATTGCAGCAGGTGGGAGACGTGCTCATTCCAGGGCAGCACGCCGAGGTGCAGATACGCCAGTACCTTAACTGAGGTGATGTCGGGGCGGTTGTCCATGACATGCCCGGCCAGCATCGTATCCCACGCCCACCCCTGCGGCTTGATGTCCAGCACCGCCGTAGAGGCGTTGTCTTCATATTTGATGTTTGAGGCGATCTTACCAATGGCTTCATCAATCAGTATCTTACGGAATGCCGCCAGCCCCTCCGCGTTAACATCCTTCCACATCCACGCCCCAGCCTCAACCCCGTTGAACGACATCGAGCAGGAGACAATGCGGTGGCCCTCGGCGTGTAGCTTGATGCCGGTGGTCTCATAGTCAAACGCCAGGTATCGGGGACGCAATGCCAGGATTCTCCCCAGGTATTCCGTGACCCGGCGTGGGGTATCAAGGATCTCGACGCCCTTCCGTTCATCCTCCCACGTCGGTAGCACGTCGCCCAACCGGCACAAGGCCCTGGAGACGTCGTCCCGCCATATCTTCAGCAGCACCGGCTCCTTGCTCATCTTGTGAATATAGGAAGGATGGAAGGTAGGGCAAACCCAAGCCCCTAGCTCCCGGTCGGGGATATTCCAGCCGCGCCACTTGTGGATGCCGCCAAGGTTCTTCTTCCAGCGGCCCAGCATCAGTGACTTCACGGCGGCGCCACCGAGGAGGATAATCAGGTGGGGCTTCCGCGCCTCGATCTCTTTCCAGACCATGGGGTGACACCAACCTATTTGGGCATCGGTGGGCATCTCCTGGTCTTTTGGCAACCTGCAATTCACGGCGTTCATCTTCCAACAATCCACGTCGAGATCGATGCCGTGCCGTCGAAGCTCTCCCCGGAGCAAGGCACTGGCTTCCCCGACCCCGACTTCGCCCTGGGCGTCCTCCTTGTGGCTGGGGCATTCCGCCAAGATAAAGATGCGTTTGGCGCCGCCCCCGGTGACACCCATGCGAGGCGTCCGACACTGCTTGTGGAGACCGCAGGCGCCGCATCCGGTGATGGTGGTGGTGCGACTGGCTACTTGGGCGGCAGCCGCTGTGAGTTTGAAGAAACCTTGGCTCATCTTTCCATCATCCGTGTCATCAATCTTTTGAAGGCTTCTGCCATACATTGGGGGACTTGTCCGTTTCCAATGGCTTTAAGTCTGTCCACTTCTGAGGCCATCCCATTAACCACTCGACCCACGTCGGGTTCGGTGGACCACCAACCATTTCTGCTGGGGTGGGTAGTCTGTCGGCCCCTTCTAACCATTTTTTGCTTCGCTGACTCATAGATGCGGTTGGAGTCGATAGCCAACACCCACATTCTTTCGCGCTCATGTGGTGCCCCCACCTCCGCCGCTGATAGCACACCCCATTCCGCATCATACCCCATCTCGGCCAAGTCTCCGAGAACAACGGATAGACCACGTTGAGTGAGGAGCGGGCTGTTTTCCACAAATGCAAATGGGGGTCGTACTTCGCCAATAATCCTGGCCATTTCTTTCCAGAGCCCTGAGCACTCTCCGCTGATTCCGGCACCTTTCCCGGCGGCGCTGATGTCTTGGCAAGGAAACCCGCCAGAAACCACGTCAACAATTTCCCGCCAAGGTCTGCCGTCAAAGGTGCAAACATCATCCCAAATTGGGAAGGGCGGGAGAAGGCCGTCATTTTGTCTGGCGGCAAGAACGCTTGCGGCATAGGGTTCCCATTCAACAGCACAGACAGTCTGCCATCCGAGCAACTGCCCGCCTTGTATTCCTCCACCAGCGCCCGCGAATAAAGCCAGCTCATTCATTTATCCCCCTCACTTGACTTCCAACGCCACGACGTGGGTGAAATTCGCGGTGGTGAACTTGATGCGATCCACGCTGATCTCCGCATCTTTTGAGACGCTGAAAATCGCCTGGAGGTGGGCGGGATGCACGGAGAACTTGACGCCGTCGCTCCCCAGCCACTTCGTCCGGCAGCTCTCCTCGTACCAGCCATAGTCACCTTCACCCCGCACCGTCATCAACCCCTTGTCGGTGATCTCGACGCCCACCAAGTTGTCGCCGGATGTGGCTCCGCTCAAGAACACCCCGGCGCGATCCAGCATCTCGGCCAGCGCCACCGGGAACTCCAGCTCACCGATCTTCTCGATGTCCAGATGCGCGGTAAGGTCTGGGTAGTCACCGGCAGAGGTACGGCAAGAAAACACGACGTCGTTGGCGTCGATGAAATGCGCCCAGCCGCCGTCCACATCGAAATCCGTGGGGGCGAACCGGACCAGGGCAGTGACAGCATCAATGGGAAGCAACAACCCTTCCTTGCCGAAATCCCCGCCCTTCCCCCAATCCCACCGGGTGATCTTGTTGTTGTCCGTGGACTCCGCGAAGTCATCGGTGATATGGACGGTGGTCAGGATCGGGTAGGTGAGGTCGCGGGCGACCGACGGCATGCAAGCTTTCAGCCCGTCGATGAAATCCTTGGGCAGCGGCGTCCAAGACTCCGGTATCTTGATTTCATCCACCGGCAGTGTGATTTCGGCGGAGAGCTTGATGCCGGCCTTGCTCTTGCCGCACCGCAGCTTCAACTCGTTGCCCCCGGCCTCCAGCTCCACTTCGTCGCCGCTGAACTTGGCAAGGATGGCGAGTAGTTCCTTTGCGGGTACGGCGCCGGAGACCTCGAAGCCATCCGCCAGCGGGGCGTGGACAGCGATCTCATCGTTGAAGGTGATGACTTGGCCACCTATGAAAACGAAGTAGGTTGATTGTTCTATAATTTCGCGGGCGGCAAGCCCCGGCTTCACCGCATTGAGTTGTTTCAGCAGTGCGTCACGATTGATTTTCAATTCTGTGCCCTCCATTTCGTGGTGTAGTCGGCGTCAACGGGATAGTTGACAGCATTGATTTCAATCTTCTCATGGGCGGCGGCAACAAGGTCGATGCCATTGTCATCCGCCAGATAGGTGAGGATGATAAAGACATCGGCAAGCTCCTCTTTCAGCCGCTGTTTATCCGGGGCCTTCCCCCACTCGAATAGCTCTGCAACCTCCCCGGCCTCAATCTGTAACTTGTGAGAGAGTGCCAGCCCGGAATGGAATTGTTTCCAATTCCTGGCGTCCCGGAAATTCAATAGGGCTTCAATCAATCGTTGCATGTTGTCCTCTTTCTAGGAACAGCCGTAGAAACGGCCTTCTTTTCTTTCTTCAGCTTCAAGTATTTGCCGTAGGCTTCACTTTTTGGTTGAGTCAGGCCCAGCCCCTTGCACCACCAGTCATTTCTGAGCAACACTTTACACAACCGCCGCCAGCTTGGTGCCCAGTACTGATCTTCAAGAATTTTAGGGGCTTCATCTGGGATACCATCAACATATCCGCGCCTCTTCCACCCGCGAATAAACCCCGTGAATCGCTCGATGTAATGTTCCCTTGTCACCTGAGGCATTGTGGACAAAAGGAGGTTGCAGAAGCTCTTCCAAGTGTGTCCCTCAGGCTTGATAATTTTGTTGTAACCGTTGATGTTCCCGGTCTCATTGATGTACAGAGTGCCGCTGTTCACCCCATTTACACGGGCCACAACTTTATACCATGTCTCCGGCTCCAAGATGTGGTACAACCACAGCCCCCGGCGCTGATCGTCGCCATAGGGTTGACATAGGCGCTGTTGGCTAGGCTTTACCCCAGCCTGGTGCATTAGATCGTAAATCTTGTTGTGCTCACGATCCGGGAATTTTGCATGATACGTCCAGATATCCGCAGTCTTCCAGTCATAGATTGGGTACACATTGAAGACCCCATCAACAACTTTTGTTGTCCAACGTTTATCTTGAAACGTCTCTTTGTCGTTTATTGCTATTGTTCTGAAACGGTTTAGACTCTCATCGGCCCTGATTCCAATAAAAGCGGCGGTATCTTTCCCACCACTGAACCACTCCGCAAATAAGATAATGAACTCCTCAAACTCCATGCGGGGCTGAAAGAACGGAAAGAAATCAATGTCTTTTATCACGTTGTCGTGCTTTGGAAAGGGACGGACCCAATCAAGTTCCCGTTCTTTATCCCAGCAGGTCCAAGATGGCTCAAAATTACTGACGGCATTTCGCAGGGCAATTGGGAGGCATATCCAGTAGACATCCACGTTGTCGGCGTACCGCCTGAACATCTCCGAGGCATGTTCGGATGTGTGCTGATATTGCGCCTCAAAATCAATAAGCATCACAGCAACTTTCCGCCCTCGTTTTATCGCCTCATCCATTACAAGATGGAACATGACGGAGCTGTCTTTACCTCCTGAGAAACTGATAAAGATCTTCTCGAAGTTATCAAATGTAAAGGCAACCCGCTCCCGCGCTGCCGTCAGAACATCAATACCAATGTAATTTTTTGTTTTCATAGGATTCAATAAATATTGGCTTCTGTTTTTGACTGCACGTCTTCCATTGCCAATGTGGGGTGGCCATTCCGTTTAAACCAGACATTCATATATTTTAACGCCATAGCATCAGCAGCCCCCTTCTGTTCCTCGGTGAGCAGATTATAGCCGCCTCTAAAACAGGCCGGGATTCCATTGTGGATGCAAACAGAGGCTTGGCCAAGCCAGGCGATACGGTTCATATTTGGATTGGTTAAGTAGTGCTCGCAAGAACAACGCCATTCAGAAATCACCCGTTTCAATGCGGATTCAAATAGTGACAAGTCGATAAGAAAATCACGGTAGAATTCTTCCGCCTCAGTTGTCGTCATGCCACCTGGTGGACGCTTCCCGTAGAACCCGGCGGGGAAACATTCCCACTTGTCCCATGTGTGGTAAATCCGTTCCATCACACATCCCCCTCTTCAAGGATGCTGAAATCATCCTCGTTGAATATCTCGGCATCCCAGGCTTCACTGAAATCATTGTCGGCGAAAACCTCAACCAAACCGGAGACCTGACAGAGCCGCAAGACCTCATCGGGATCCATGCCCAACTCTTTGCAGATACGATTGTCAGACCAATTCCGCTTTTTAAGCTCGATGACGATGTCAGACATGGAGTCAATTTTATGTTTGCCCCTGGCCCGATTATGCCGAATCGTAGAAGCAATTCGATCATTCCGGTTTTCCCTATCCTGTTTTATAAAAACAACAGGCAGATAACCGTGCAGCCGCATCTTTACCTTAGCGCTTTCCTTACCGACTCGATTTCGATGAAAACCATCAATTACTTCGATGTGATCTTCATGAGGCCATGTTACAATTGGCTGGGTATAGCCATCAGAAAGGATGGAGTGCTCAAGTAACTCCATTTCAGGCGGCGCCACTGCATTCGGGTTGTAATCGTTGGCTTGCACCCGATCATTGATGACCCATTGAACACAATCAATAGGCTCATCTTTAAACGGTGAGGTCTCAGATAACACCAAACGGACTTTATTCAAGACATCAACTTGATCGTTGATGTGCAACGTCCTTAATTTATCAGTCAATTCGGTTGCAACATCAATTATTGACTGCTTGTATTCAGCTTTATTCACCGTAAAGCCCCTCTGCGTCTCTGTGTTGTCTGGGAGTGGTTACAATCCCGAAACCAGGCCGCTTATTCCTGATTTTATCGAGTTCAAAGTCAGCGAATGGTACCTTGTCCATGATTCCATTCTTGGACTTCAACCAATACGAACGGAACCGTTGCAACTCGTATTCAGTCCACCCCGCCTTAGTGTTGATGAATTCGTTTTTATGGGAGGCACCAAGCGGCTGATACCGCATCGGGTAGATTTCATTGGCGCCCATTTTACGCAGGCGCTCGGCGCGATACAGGGCGTCCGCCGGGGTATCCGTGAATCCGTACAGCATTAGCACTGAAATGCGCTTCAAGCCGTTCCTATGGGCCGTTTTGATGGCCTCCTGTAGATGGCCTTCCTTATCCGTGGAATCGAAGGCGAAGCGCACGTCATGCACCTTCAGCTCGGCTATTCTTGCCGCCCGCTCCTGCGTGAATAGCCGAGCCTCCAGCCCTTGATTGAACTCCACGTATGGAAGCGGCTTCAACGCATCAACGACGCGATTAAAATGCCGTTTCGACGACGCCAGGAAGTTGTTGTCGCAGATGATGGGGCGCGGGATGAAGTTTGCGATCTCCCGAAACTCCCCCTCAATCTTGGGCACCGCGCAGAATGCACAGTTGTTGACGCATCCGCGTGTCGTGAACGTCGCCAATGGATTGTGGAAGGTGACGGGTTCGCACCAATCAATAGTCTTTTCAACTGGAGCGATCCCGGCCAATCGATCCTGGGCGAGGATAGCGCCGGGACCACCAACCACCACCGGCTTCTTCTGCTTGCCGATGAATGCAATGGCCTCATCAATGAGCCAAGTAAATGGCACCGATAGATACACGGTGCCATTTACTTCCCATGAGGCAATGGTTTTACGCCATGGATTGATTGACATTTACTTGGTCCAGCGAAAGTTCTTGCCATCCTTGGCTACGACGCCGAGAATCTGGAGGGAGGGGACAACGTAGCCAAACATGTAGTTGGCGACGTTCATGTTGTCGGTGCCGCCGTTCTTCATGAACAGTTTATTGGATTCCGCAACAATGGACTCCCTGGTGGTACCGGAGGACGCTTTCAGAGCGTCCAGGAGGGCATGGCTGCGGGTGTAGGTGTCTTCTTTTACTGCGGATTCCTTTTTGGCCGGTGCGGCTTCCTTCTCATGGACTGGCGGCTGGCGCTTCTCACCAGTGGCCTTTTCCTTCTTCGCCGGGGCTTCCTTCTTGGCAGCAGCGGCTTTTTTCGCCAAAGTATCCTTCTGGACGGCAGCCTTTTCACGCTGGGTGGGGGTAAGTTTGGCCCATTCAATCTCGATGCCGATGGCGGCGAGCGTGGCCTTGCTGTCGTCGCTGAACTGATCCTTGCCGTCGATGTTTTCGGCGTCCGCCTTGATCTGCGCGGTGATCTCATCGGCGCTCATCTCGGAGAAATCGACCTCTTCGCCGGGGAACAATAACGTGTTCATTTCCTCGCCGAGTGTCAGCAACTCCTCCTGGGTGACGATGGGTTCCGCTGCCTTCTTCGGGGTGGCCTTGGGGGTTGCTTTCTTTGCTGCCGCTTCTTTCTTGGTTGCCATGGTGGTGCTCCTCTTGGTTTTTGTGACGGCGGAAACGCTGTCTGCGTTCTCAGTCCCGATGTTTTCCCGGCTTTGTATTATTATACCGGGAACTAGTGGTTTCGTTTTGGTGGAGGCTGCATTTTCTTTATTTGTGAGTACCGCTTCAAGCTGTTCCAACCGCTCAGCGTGTTTTGTAAGCTTTGAGAGTATCGTGCAGCCCTCTTTATGGGATACCGGATCAACGGTCATATAGGTTTTCTTGCCAGTTTTAATTGACTTCACAACAACATGGTACAATTTAAGATTCTTCATTTGCTTGTCCTTGCCAGAATTTCAACATTTACTGGTTTGGAACTCGTTTTTACACACCCACATTGACGAGCCTGGCGCTGGATCTTTGCAACGGCTTGTTTGAGGGTGCAGGCGGTCGCTGTTCCTTCGAACGGGTAGGGGGTGGCGGGGAGTGTAATTTTGTAGGTTGTAAGAATCATGATCAGCTCCTCTCGGTTTTATGATCTGGGCTTGATTGCCCCCTTAGAAATCAGCTTACTTTATTTTGATTGAGAATAAAACTAAAAAATTCAATAAAATTAAAAATAATTTGACTTCCCAACTCCGCCATGGATTGCCGTCAGAAATAGCTACCAAGCACAGGTTGCCCTGTCGCCAAAGATTGCAGCACCGTCACCGCCCGCGTCGTATCGAAATCATCCTCCCGGAGGAACATCGTCCCGATCCGCATCACGCCCTTCTTCTTCTCCGCCGCCTCCTGATTCAAAGTGATGACCCCGGTGACATGGCTGTACTTCCGCTTATCTTCGCTGAAGTTGGACTCGTTGATCATCTTCTGGCTATAGGATGCCGCGTCTGCTTGGGTAGCAGTAACCACCAAGCAGTTTCGGGTTTGGCTAAGTTTCCGCAGCGCCTTCCAGGTTTCATTCTGCTGGTGCCTGAAATCCTTCCTGCCGTCCTCTGGCGCAAGAATGTCAGCGTAGTCGATCAAGATGACATCCGGGACGAAGCCATCCTTTGCCTCCCAGAGCGCCAGCGCGTTGTCGATGCCCTGGACGTTGATGGAGGAGTTGGGGTAGCAGTCCAGATAGAATTGCCGCTCCCGCATCACCTTGTCTGCGAACTCCTTGCCAGCTTTCACGGCGTCCCGCCAATCCAGCGGCTCCACCGCCTTACGCTCCCGATGCCAACACGCGCCGACGAACTTGTTCTTCAAGACGCGATCCCTGGCGCAGTAGGCGCAGGGCGTCCAATCCGGGCGTTCCTTGTACTCTTGGAAGACCGTGTGTTTGGAGTCGCGCCCCGCTGTCTTCACTAGGTCGCCTTCTCCCTCCCGCTCCACGAGGTCGCAGCTTCCGTCTTGGTTGCGCACACAATCAACGACTGGGACTAGGATGTCGCCGCAGTACTTCTTGCGGTGGCTGCGGTGGGTGTGCATGATGTGGTAGCGCACCGTCATCTGGGGTTTCGTCATGTCGCCGACCGCAAACCACGCCACATTCACCCGCGCCATCGCTGCCCGTTTACTGAGATACATCATAATCCAGCTCTTGCCACGCTTCTCAGGCGCCATGATTGCCAGAAATCCATCCCGCACAAAGAGATCATTGAGCGCCTCTCCCAGCGCACCAGGCAGGCGGAACAACGGTTCATTGGATTGTGTAAACGCCTCCTGGATGGCCTCCTCATTGGTGAATGGGTTGATGTGCTGGCCGTTCTCCCGCGCTGGCGTCCGATACTGTGCCAGCGTCAACTCCGCCTGATCCACGTCCCGGTTGGCGAGGGCGTTGTTGATGTCTTCCTTGAGGATCTCCAGGGCACGCCGCCGGAAATACGTCTCTGTGGTCCGCGCCACATATTCGGTGCTGCGCTTCTCCCCGCGCTCGTATTCCTCGCTGAGTGACTCCAGGAACTGCCCGATGATATCAACTTGGTCGTCATCGAGTTCTCCCGCCCTCTCCTTGGCGTGGTACAGCTCCTCGATCTGCCTGCCCGGCGCCTCCTCGTATTGGTCCCAGTAGTCGAGGCACCACTGCGCCACGGTCTTTGCAAACGGTGCCTTGAAATACTCCAGTTTGGTGATTGGTCTGATCTGGCGGAGGAACTGGATGTCGATAATCATCCCAGTGACTGCTTGCCGTTCCTCGCCTGCTTTCTCCAGCTTGGTGATGCCTTTGACTCTCGACATGCGGACCGCTCCTTATGATTGGCGGTCGTTTTCGTCGGGGTCAATAGGGTCTTTTGATGGAGCAAAAGGGCCAAGCCCTTTCTTATTGATATGTTCTTTCAATGATTCCAGATGCTTTTCGTGTCGCATCGCCACCCCTGCTTCATACCGTATTTCCACCAGCAACGCATAAAGCAAGATGTTGTAGTTGATGTCGTCGCCGATTTTCTCAAGCAGCTTATCGGATGCCGGGACACTAGCCCCACCCACCACATCCCGGCAGATATCCTCAATGGAAACCTCGTGCTTGAGCTTCATCCCAGTCAAGGCTTCGATGGGGTGAATGCCCCGTCGTCTCGCCGCCGCCTTAAAGTTATGGAGGCGGTCCCTACCTTTCCCGTATTCCGCCCCTTTCACCACAAGGGTTTGCCAGCAGTGGTCCGCAAGTTCTTTGGCGGCGTGTTCAAAATCTTTCTGGTCCATATCGAAATCATCCTCCTTGGTTTTATTTGACTTCCCCGCAAACCTCTTCCACAATCCGTTGATAACAATCGGCGCCCCTGCAAGTAGTTGCCCTATTCTCTACGACAACCACCTGCTCGATAGTAGTGCATCCCGGCGGCGCGTAGACCTCAATCCCTGGGGAACTGCAAGCCGTCAGGAATATGAGGAGCAGGGCTGGTTTCATTTGTTTGCCCGGACATTCCACTTTTTCTTATCAAACCACTGCCCACCTATGATACAATTTGCCCCGCCTGGATGGTACACTTTCCCTTTGTGTCCAGCATGATCAGGCATAACATGTATCCCACAAAAAGGGCAAGGCAACAAGTTCGACGGGGGACCCTGCGGCGGTGATGGGGCGGCACACTCAGCATGCGGCCCACGCTTCCCACAATCACATTGATCGTATTCCGGTATCACCATCTCCCTCACCTCAACCCATTGGTTTCAACGTTAACGCCGCCCAAGCAATCCCGCTCCACCCAGGCCACGAACTCCTGCATGACGTCGCTGTCCTTTTTGATGACCCGGATCGGCATGGTGGGCCAGTTCCTCGCCTTAATCTTCAACCAATCCCCGAACCAGTTGAGGATGTGGGTGCCGTGCGGGATGCGGTCCCTGGCTTCTTCATCCCAGGTGTCCCACCAATTCCAGACGGTATCTACTACCTTCCTCACGTCACGACGGGACGGGACATCTAATACAGTTTCGGAAATGGCGGTCAAGACTGTCTCAATATCTGCTTTAGTGATCTCGTCTTCTGCTTCTTCTTGTCTGTCTTCCTGAATTTTTTTGAGGATATCAGGCGGCAATACCATGACTCTAAGCGCCTGACTAGTTCCTTTCATCTTGTTGTAGAGTAATCCCAGTAGCCCCAAACTTTTCACCCAACTTTTATCTTCAGGCCAATATCCTTCAACATAAAGCAGTGCCAGCGAATCAAGAACTCCACGAACCTGCGCCGGGGATAACTGGCGACTCAGATACTTGGGAGGGATATGCCGATCCTTCATCCACTTCGGGTCCACTGTCTTATTCTGGAATAGTGTCCCGTTGGCCAACTTACGGATCGCGGCGGCACAGTCCTTGTAAACTTGAGTGGAGGGGTTCTTGTGAGGAGCTGCCCCTTTAAGCCCGTTCCAATATTCCACGAACGGATCAGTTTTCACTGATTTGGTTGCAGGAGCGGGCGGCGGAACTAATGTGGCTCGCTTCCTTGTTCTTGGTGTTGTATTATTATACTGGGATGGGGTGGTTTCGTTTTGGATGGGTTGCTTATTTATTTCAGAGAGATCATTTTGAGGGGTTTCGTTTTGAGAAACCCCAGTAGATATATCTTTAGATATATTATTTACTTCTTTATTATTTACTTCTTTATTTGCACCCATTGGATTCAATGCCTGCATAAGACCCATTGGATTCAATGCCTCCGAAGGGTTCTCAGTGAAGCACTCATGCCATTTAAAATGATAGCTGTTGTTTCGATGGAGCAACCTATCTTTCCCGGTTGGGTGTTCCCGCCTGATAAATCCGTTTTCTTCCAGCCGACGCAAGGCCACCTGTACCACGCTAACGGAAGCGCCAACTTCTCCAGCCAATACTTCTTGTTTCGGATAGCACTTTCCATCTTCCCCGGCATACTGTACCAGCCGTGCCCAGACTATTTTCTCAGTGAAGCTCATTACAGATATGGGCAAACGCATGATGCTGTTCGGGATGAAAGCCCCTATGAATTTGCGGTGGGGAATAAAATCGTCGCCGATTTCAAGTGGCCGGTTGTTGCGGTCTCTTTTGGGGGCATATTTTGCAGGATCAATAGAGAAGCGGGATGGTTTACGCATTCAACTTCTCCTTCCACTTCTTCTCAACAAGTTGGAACTTATCTTGCATAGATGCATTCCATTCATATAATTTGAATGGGTATTGCCCAAGTATTCCGGCATCAATTAACACCTCAAGACAACCACCCACAGATATTTCATCTAATCCAGTGCGATTTTCAATGAAGTCACTCAGCCGAAAGAAATTCACTTGCTTACTTGTGGGGGGCTGGCTATTGAGTTCTAATTCAATTTCACATAACGTGACGTACACCACGAGGAGCGTTCTCCCCATGCTGATGTTTTCATTTTTGAAAAGTTGGCGGAAAAAGTATAAAATTTTTGGATCAATAAAAATGTAAGGGAATTTTCTGGATTGGAATTCAGCGGTGGTGGTCTTGGAATTACGTTTGCGTGGGATTGTCATGGCGGGCCTCCCTTAGAAGAGTTATGTGAAGAGAAGGGGGGTGGTCCTAAGATGGATTGCTTTGCAGCAACCCGACCACCCCCTGTGTTACCGGCGCCCCGGCCTTCTCCCGTTAAAACGTCCTCATTATAATTTATTCGCCGCTAAAAATAAAGAGGAATATTTTCTACAATGATTCCGGGCAGTTAGTTGTTGCCGGTATGAGGCCCAACCTTGCTCGCCCTCTTCATTGCGTTGCTCCTCGACTCCCTCCCCACCCGCTTCTGGCAGAGCTTGCAATAGATGCGGGGCACCCCATTCCCACTCCAGAACATCCGTACCTCGTGGGTAACCTCGCAGAACGGACAAATACATGCCACCAGTGGATCATCATTCGACATCAAGCCTTCCTCCTCTACTTTATACACTCCCTGCCGCCATTATTTGCAGCACTGTGGTCAATCAACCGGCCAAGGGCTGCCCCCAGGTTTGAGAGCGCGGCAACCTGCTCGTTTTCTACAGCGTTTGCTGCCTTGATGGCGCGGTCGGTAAGTTGGTTCGCCAGCGCCCACGCCGTGTCGTAGTCAAGTTGTAGCGTCACCTCGGAGACCTTTATCCTTGTGGTCTTCGTACACTCGACCGCGCCGTTTATGTCTCCCTTCCAGCCACTCATAATCGGCGGCCGTACAACTGTTTGCTCGCTCATTTCTTCCTCCCAATCAGATCAAACATCAATTTATCGGCATCCCATTGCGATAATTCGCCGGGGTCACCGCCCTCAATCTCTACGATCTGCACCACGATAGCCGGGTTCAGGTTCTTCAAGCAGAACCCCAACGTCTCCGCCTGCCGTATCGCCTGCGGGTCGCTATCAAAAACCAGCACCACCTCTTTGTAACCCGCCAGCAACCGGAGCTGGGCGGTGGTATAGCTGATTCCGAATGTCGCCACCGCCCCCGGCCCCAGCCGCCAGGCGTCCGCGATGCCCTCAACCACTACCACCCTGGAGCCAGTGACCAGCCAGGAGCCGTACAGGCACTCCTTGTGATCTCTGGTTTCATCTTCCTTGCGACAAGCCTTGTATCGCAGCTCCGCCTTGCCGGTGTAGTCACGGCCTTGAAAGCTCACCATTCTGCCGTCGTGGTAGATGGGGGCGATGACGCGGAATTTGTAGGCGCCTGTCGGCCCGGTGAATTGCAGCCCCCACGTCTCAGTCAGCGCCACCGGATCGAACCCCCTGCCGACGAGGTAATCCACCGCCTTTTTCGGTGGCGTCTCGACAACTCCAGCAGGCCACTTCACTGAGCCGCGTTTCTTGGGGGTTGCAATCGTCTGTAACGCGGTTTTAGGGCCGCTCCCGTACCTTTCCCTTATCTGGGATAAAAGCGCGGGAGAGACGCCTACAAGAGCCTTTAACACGTCCCCCAGTTTTTTACGCCCGCACCGCCAGCAATTCCATGACCCCGTGTTGACGTTGACGCCGAGGTGATAATCCTTTTCACCGGGGCAGAACGGGCAGTGGATCTGAATCCAGCCGGGGGAGCAATGGCTGTTGCCAGCGGTGCGGAAATCGACGCGGTGGTCCTGGAAGAACTTGAGGGCGTCGAATACTTGCCGGGGTTTCATTTCCGCCAACTCAATCCAACGTACCCGTAGCCCATCTTCCGCTGCCTGCGCATTTCCAAGATGGCTTTCAGGAGTGACCCACCCTCCCACACTTTGCAAGAGCATGTTGTTTTCTTTTTTGATCGAGGGAACTTTTCCGATGGTTCGTACATATCCGCCACCGACCCTTTCCAAACAAAGACTGCCCACTTTTCATCGTCTTCAGCTACTTCCTGATGCTCTTCCGGGATTCCAACGTACTTACACATCGTGTTTTCTCCTTTTGATTGGTTGTGGTTTACTTCCGCATCTCCAACAATTCCTTGATGACCTGTTCCCGTAACGCCTTGTTCTCCTGCTCCAGCTGGGCGACCGTGGCTTTCAGCGCCTTGATCTGGTTCTTCAACGTCTTGATCTGGAGTTCCTTGCCGTTTTCGATGGTGACGGGCACCCGCTTGCCGGGGAAGACTTTCGCGATGATGTAGTGGAAGCCGGGCATCGTCGCGTACTTGTTCTTGTGGGATTCCACGGCGGCGAGGACTTTCGGGCGCTCGTCCTCGGAGAGGTTTTTCAGCGCCACCATGTTTTCGTAGCCGTATTTCAGCAACAACTCCCGGCCCTCCTGGAGCTGGAGGATTGCCATGATGGACTGGTAGCGAAGCATAGTCCAGCCGGTGATCTGGCGCAAGATGAAGGAGAAGTTCGCAGCCTTCCACTCCTGGGCGTTGGTTTCGGTGCCGGAGTAGAAGGAGGCTTTCTTCCAGGGCTCTTTGGCTTTTATTCCCAGCATCAATTCGAAGATTGCAATATCCCCTTCGTTGGCTTTGGATTTCAACTCTTGGACTAATTGGTTAATTGCTCTTAGGTTCTGCATTGTTCGACCTCCTTGATTATATTGGCGAGGGACTGAACCCGCCTTGTTATTGAGCAGACTTCTGCTCTTGTATGAAGCCCTGCCCCTTTTTTGATCTCTGCTTCTTTTGTAGCATATTCATATTGGCATTTTCGACTGCAAAATTGAGTAGGGCATTTTTTTGCTCTCTTATCAACAAGTGTACGCCCGCTCAAAGTGAAAACAAGGTCACAATTATCGCAGATGATCTCCTCTTTTTTGATTTGCCACTGAGACCTACATTTTCGGCTGCAAAAATGAGAACTGTGTCTATTTGTTGCTGCTGGGGCTCTATAAAACACAATTTCACATTGGTCACATTTTACAGGCTGTTTTATGGTTCTGAATTTGTAAGTACACCTAATACTGCAAAAATGGTGGACGCCTCGGCTTGCTTTTGCTGGAGCCTTATATACTTTAGCCCCACATTGATCACATTTTATTGCAACGGGTTCTTTTCTTAGAGACATCACCCGACACTTTTGGCAACAAAAGTTGTTTTCTCTTATCCTAATCGGCTCTCTATAAAACAGAACCCCACACTGATCGCATTTCACATTCGGGGCTTTCATTTCCGCACTCTTATTCTGGGAATGAGTTTGACCGGGAAATCATAAAAGACTGTTTTCTTGCCTGGTTCAATGAAAATAGATTCCGATGGCTCCTCTGCTTTAATAGACAGCAACCCACTTTTGCAGGCGTGGTGGCACTCCTCCCCGCAGCTCACCCGATGGCACAGTACGTTATCCACCCACTGCCGTTTGGTCTTGGCGTCCTGGAATTGTTTCGGGCAGTATGGCGGCGGGTTCTCCCGGTGGCCGCCCCAGTTTCCGGTGGCCCCGGTGCAGTCGTTGGCGTCATATGGTCGGCTCATTGTTCTCTCCCTTCGTTGCGCTTCACCACGGCAGCCAGTAAAGCAGTTATCAGTTCTTCATCCTGGGCTTCTCGCCCATCCACGACCTGTGCCAGTACTTGCAACTTGGCATCCAGCAACGCCGCGTTGTCTTCCTCAATGGTACCAGCCGCCACCAGATACCAAGACGTCACTGAATCCTCTTGCCCGATACGGTGGACGCGATCCTCTGCCTGCGCCATATCCCCTGGCGTGTCCCACAGTTCCAGGAATGCCGTGTTGGAAGCCGCTGTCAACGTCAACCCTTCCTTCGCGGCTTTGCTCCCCAGGAACAACCGGCAGTCGGGGTCATCCTGGAACATATCCTGCTGCGCCTGCCGACTCCCTTTGGTCGTCCCGGTGACTTCCGCGATCTTTGTGATCTTGCCAAACCGCTCCCGGATGGCATCGGCGACGAAGTGGTGGTGGACGAAAACCACCAGCTTCTCCCCGGACTCCAGGAAGTCCTCAATCCAGCGACATGCGGCGTCAAGTTTAGCACGGACGGCGGCTTGTTTCAACGCAATGATTTTGGAGATAGCCAGCAACTTGTCATCGGCTTCCGCCTCCGCAAGCTCCCGCTCCTCCCGTAGATATTCCCGCATGTACTTGGCTTCAACAGCCAGCGGCACCACGGCGCGGACCTTGGCGGGCAGCTCCTTCAGCACCTCAGATTTCAGCCGCCGGATCATCACGGTTTTGGTGAGGACGTCGTGGAGTTCGGCTTGATTGGAGGCCCCTTTGAACTCCCAGCCGAACCCATTGTGTCGCGCCCCGCAGTACCGCTTCCCGAACTTGAAGAAATTGCGGAACTGGTGGGGAACCAGCGTATTCAGGACCGGAAAGAACTCAGCGGGCCGGTTGACGATAGGGGTGCCGGTGAGACATATGGCATTGGGGGTGGCTTTCATCAGCTTGGCACCACCCAATCCCCGCCCGCACTTTGGGTTACGCAGCATGTGAGCTTCGTCGGCGATCGTAACCTTGGCCCCTTTCCCGATCAACCAATCCACCCACCCCGTGTTCTCAACCTCTTTGCGCTTCTTGACGCCATCCTCTCTTACTGTGGTTTCAATTTTGTTGCCGAGGATGTCGTAGTTGAGGACGTAGATGGGGCCAGCGGGGTTCTTCTTGCCAGTGTGCTGAATGGTAAATGCAGCAGTCTTCCCCGGTTTCCCACTCAAGATGATGCTGGTTTCATCTGCCATCCACTCCGCGATCTTTGCCGCCCACATCTCCTTGACGGCGTGGGGGCAGAGGATAACGGCGGGCCGCACATCCTTGTGGAGCTGGAGCCATGCGATGCCCTGGGCAGTCTTTCCGAGGCCCATGTCATCAGCAAGTAAGGCACGGCCATGGAAGCCATCAATTCTGGCGACTCCCTCTGCCTGGAAGGGGTGCAACGTGCATTTGAGACCGGGGATTGTCTTATGGATTTTCTCAACCGGCGCGGGTTCGTGGGTCTTCGCCCAGGCAGTGAGTTCCGGGCAGAGTGTGAAGCCGTTGCGTTTCAAGGCATCCGCCATGGACAGGCTGGGAGGAGCGGACCACATCTTGTCTTCACTATGCCAGCGCCGGTCCTCAAAAGTCTTGACCAGCACAACCATTTCAGAGTTGTAGTCGAATCGGATTTCAACGACACCGCTTATGAGTTCTGCCTTTCGCATCGGGCCGCTCGCTTTCGCTTTGTTGGCGGGGTTCATATCGGTTTCCTTTACGCTTGTTTCTACTTATTTTTCTAGGATTTTACGCTAATGCCTGACGAATTTCAGTGAACCCCCGCCACATCTTCCAGTCGCTCCACCCAGCCGCCTTGAGCAGTCGCCGCAGGTTCCCCACCATGTGCTTCCGGCAACCCCGCGCCCCATCCATGACGTCTTCGGGGGCAGCGATAACCATGGCGGCAATTTCCCTGGCCTCCGGGGATAGGTGGTGGAGGACATCATAGAACTCTAGGATGGCGACGGGATCAACCCCACCTTCTACCGCCCCCACTTCTTCATCTATCCCTTCCGTTTTCGACATCACCCATCGCCACCCTTTTGGTTGTGTTGGAACGAAATCTCTATCGTAGCTCCTCGGCAGCTCCTCGGCGAGCATCTCATGTTGCAACACCAGGTAGAGGAACGACGAGAATTTACCCCTGGCGGCGTCGTAGCGGCCCAAGGCTTCATAAAACAACACGATCCCACGCCCCTCCAAGTCTTCCCACTCCACGGCGGGGCATTGCTTGTGCTTCTGGTGGGCGATCTTGCGGATCATGTTGCGGTGGTTGTTGATGTCAAACATTTTAACCCCTCGCCATCAGTTCAAGGATTACACAGACAAATACTGCCATTATTACCCCCATAATTACCGCCCCAATCGGTTCTCTCCACATCACTTTTCCTCCTTCATGTGTTTTGGTGCTCGGTATACGAGGTGGCATCCAGGGCAGCTATCAGACCACGCCCCGACAATCATCTTGGCGCCGCAGATCGGGCAATAGCCGCTGGCCACTCGCCCCGGCTCCAGCGGAGACACGCGGGTTCTGGTTCGTATTCGCTTCCGGTGGATAACCATGTCAACGCCTTCTCACAGAGGATAAAGGCACTTCCCATCGCTCCTTATATTTGGTGGAGCTGACTACCGCCATTTCCCCATAGCGCTCCTCAAGTAGACACGCCACCTCTTTGGTTCTGTGGGGAGATGGGGCCATAACAGGCCGCTGTTCCGGCAAAGGCCTGCATAGTAAATGATTTGCAGTAAAGATATCCATGTCGGTCCTCCTCACCCAAGTTCCTGCCGGATGTGTTCTTCCAGCACTTTTATCTTACCGGGGATCTCCGGCTGTTGCTCTTTCTTCCGGCCAATAAGTTGTAGCGCGGCGCGGACGGTAATTGCTTTGGCGTTGACGGCGCGTATGATATCGAGTGGGGTCATCGTGGTTCTCCTTGTGGGGAAAGGGGCCTTGCGACCCCGGTGGTTGGTTAGAAGAAATTATCGATGTTGACCATCACCTTACAGATGGCATGCTGGTAAAAAGTGTTCTTCCAACCGAAGTTGGCGCGGTATTTGTTGGGGACATATTCGCCGGTGGTGAATTTGCGGTAGCCGGGGCGGGTGGTGGAGAGGACTTTGCTGTCGTCGCCGACAATGATTTCAGTGGCGCGATTCATGTGAGCGGTACGGGCGATTTGGTTTGCGGTTTTGATTGCTTTCTTTGAGTTCTTCATGATCAGCTCCTCTAAAGGTTTTATGATCGGTGGGCTATATGCCCTTTTCTTACCCTCAGTATAATTGATTACGCTAAAAATAAAAAGAAAAAAATATAAAAAGTTAAAAATATTTATCTGTAAGCATTTCAAAAGGTTACGCCATGTCTCCCCTTAAAACCAGTAGACACCCCCAAAAATAATATATTATTTTATCTGCAAACATACAGGAAACATCAACCTGAAACCCTTGGGCACCAACCGGAGCGAGACAAACAGATATGAATACATGTCCCTCTCCTCAGCATGTTAAGCGAAGACGCTCCGGTGGTGCCAGCCTCCCAACCAATGATATGAAATCCCCGACACCAAGAAAGAGAACAGCCCCCCATATACAATCCCGCGCCGAAGCAATAGAAGCTATCCGTCAGCAGTTAGTGGCCTCTAATCAGTTCTGGAAGGTACGATCAACTGCTGGACGTAAACCAATATTCCCCACCCCGGAAGCATTATGGCGGGCTTGCGTTGAGTATTTCGATTGGGTTGCGGCACATCCTCTACTTGAAGCCCAGGCGTTTGCGTATCAAGGTGAGATAACAGAGAACACCTTGCCTAAGATGAGGGCAATGACGATAGGGGGGTTATGCATCTTCCTTGACATCAGTCCAATGACATGGGGGGATTACAAGAACAATAAGGACGGTGTATTTACTTATATCTGTGGGCAGGTTGAGCAAGTAATAAGGGAGCAGAAGTTCACGGGAGCCGCTGCTGGCCTCCTGAATCACGCCATCATCGCAAGGGATCTCGGGCTGGTGGATAAGAAGGATTTGACAAGCGGTGGCGGGGCACTCCCCGCAGGCAGCAGCGTAGTAATAGTTCTTCCCGGCAAAGAGGCGATTGAATAGTGACGGCCCCCATCCCACCCACTGTGACGAAAGTCACGCCGCAGCCCGGCCCGCAGACACAGTTCTTGAGCTGTAACGCGGATGTCGTGTTTTATGGCGGCAGCGCAGGTGGGGGCAAGTCCTATGCGTTATTGTTGGAACCCCTTTACCATTTCAGCAACCCCAAGTTCGGCGCCGTCATCTTCCGCCGCACCACGAAACAGATCACCAACGAAGGCGGCCTCTGGGATGAAGCCTCTGAGCTATATGATGGCATCGGCGGTAAGCTGAACCAAGTGGATCTCACCTCTGTGTTCCCCTCCGGCATGAAAGTCACATTCGCCCATATGGAGCACGAGAAGCACCGGTTCGGTTGGCAGGGTGCGCAGATACCTTTGATTGGTTTCGATGAACTCACCCACTTCACCTGGAAACAGTTCATTTATATGTTGTCCAGGAACCGCTCGGTGTCTGGTGTCCCTGGCCGTATCAGGGGGACGTGCAACCCCGATCCTGATTCCTGGGTGCGCAACTTCATTGATTGGTGGATTGGCAGCGATGGCTACGTTATCCCGGAGCGGTCTGGAGTCATCCGCTGGTTTATTGTTGACGGCGAAGACATTATATGGGCGTCAACAAAGCAAGAGCTGCTTGATCGGAACCCCAACGCCCTCCCCAAGTCGTTCACATTTATCCGCTCCAGCGTATTCGACAATAAGATTCTGTTGGAGAAAGACCCCGGTTACCTCGCCAACCTCCACGCGTTGACTCGGGTGGAAAAGGCGCAGCTCCTCGACGGCAACTGGAACGTAAGGCCCACGGCAGGCAGTTACTTCAAGCGGTCGGATTTCGAGGTTGTAGACGCTGTCCCGGCTGGAGCCAAGCGGGTGAGGGCGTGGGACCTGGCGGCAACCAAACGGACAGAAACTCACGACCAGAAGGAAAAGAAGAGCAACGACCCCGACTACACGGCGGGCGTCAAGATTTCCAAGGTGGGGAACATCTATTATATCGAGCACGTCGAGCGGTTTCGCGAGGATGCCCCCGTGGTTGCCTCCCGCCTCAAGAACACCGCGACGCAGGACGGCGTAAGGACCAAGGTGAGGCTCCCCCAAGACCCAGGGCAGGCAGGTAAGAGCCAGGCCAAGAGCTTGA